CCAACGATTCCTGTTATAGAACCATCTTCATCTACTACAATAACATGAATTTCATCTAATGAACTAGAATTAGCAACTGCATCTGGACTTGAGCCAGGAGCTTTTGTAAAACTAGATGCATATTCCCATTCACGAGCAATGTTAGAACTATTTGCTGGTGCAGTCTGTAAACCAGATGTACCATCAGATTCTAATGCAAATGTTATTGTATTTGAGGATATACCAGATATTTTATATCTATCAGTGTGATTTGCAAAAGTGATTATATCACCAACAACAAAAGCAGCACCAGATGCAACATCTAAAGTTGTATTACCAACAGCTATTGAACTGTCGGAAACAGTAGATGCAGCCCCTTGTGAAAATGCATTTGCACTTGCACAAACAGATACTTTTAAACTATTACCTAAACTTCCTACGCATCTTGCAGTCCAATGACCAGCACTAGCTGCAGCAGAACCACTATGATAATTACTCTCATAGTAGTGTGTAGCATTTTTAACTAGTAGTCCAGCTGTTCCAGTTGTTGCATTTAACATTCCTGTTCCTAATGCTCTAACCACCTTTAAGTTATTTCCATATCTTAAAAAGTTTGCAGCTGAATAGAAGTGTTCTTTTTTCATGGTTTCTTTAAGGTAAGTGTCATCACCTTTAGGTTCACCAAAAACACTAACTAATTGTTTTTCAGAGGTTATAGTTCTAACTTCATCAACTGGGCCCCAACTAAACATCCCAACATAACCACCAATAGATGATGATACTGCTGGAACAACATTGGTCACATCGATTTCTCTGACTTGAACGCCAGGACTTACTTGAAATGCCATTTTAGTTTTCTCCCATAAAAAGTTTATTTCCTAAACAAACCTGTTTTTTTGATTTGTCCATAGTATTTAGTATTTCTTTGATTTTAAAAAGTTCCATAATCAGAATCTTCCTTCTCCTGTACTGTCCATGTGTCTCCACCTTCTGTAAAAGTTTCTTGTCTAGTGTAAGTATTTCCATCCATAATACCTATTGGAACTATGTCTTGTTCTATTTCTTTCTGTTTTTCTGCATATAACATGGATTTTAAGTCTGCATTTGATAGGTCTTTAAACATTGGAGTTGCAACAAACCATGCAAATAGTACACAATTCATGACCATATCATCATGACATCCACCATCTGCTTGCCATGATTGTCCTTTTGATACGAAAGTTGCAAACTCTTGAATAGTATCTGTATCTCTTATATAGAGTTTTTTCTCTTCCATTATTTCTTTCAAAGCTGCACATCCTTGTGCTTTGACCTTCTTGGTCATTCTCACTCCTACTCCATCTGCCTTGATTGCACTTGTTAAAAACATATTTTCATATTCTAATTCGTAATAAAGTTCTCTACAAACCATTGTACCTTGATTATTATTCTCTACAATAATAAGTGCATCATTATATAACTTACCATATTTTGAACATATATCTGGTAATAACATAGGAGATATTAAATTATCTCTAAATGTTGCAACTTGTTCAAACATATTACCATCATGTATATCAAATATAGTAAATGTAGAATAGTCCATTCCCTTACCTTCTGCTGTATCTACAGTCATAATATACTCATGATGTGGTTTAGGTTTCTTATATACTCTTACATTTCCATATAATTCCATAGGATTTTCTGATACTAATCCTAAAATTACATTTGAAGGTATCAAAGTTCTACCAGTTCCTAGAAAAGAATTACCAAATTCTTGTTCAAACTGCAACTCTGATGTATTTGCAATGGTAGTATCTTTCCATTTATCATCTCTGCCTGGCACATCAAACCAATTAACTTGGTAGTTTGCAAACTCATTTGACCCTGTAACCGATGCTTCCCAGATACGATGGAACATATTACCCACTCCATTTGCAGTAGATGTAATAATTACCTTTGAGTTCTTACCAGAGGTAATTACTGGATATGTACCAGTATAGAATGGTTCTGCATTTTCTACGAAGGCAAACTCATCAAGATAAAGAAGATTAACAGATAAACCCCTAATCGATGATGTCGTAGTTGCAGATGCAATGATTCTAGAATTGTTTTCAAAATCAATACTTCCTTTGTTTAGTGATTTAGTTCCTGGCTGTAAAAAGAATGGAACATTTTCTAACATCGTTGTTATACGAGATAACATTTCTCGTGCAGTCGCACCCTTGTTTGCCAATATGGCAACTGTTTGTTCTGGGTTGAACAAGATGTACCAAAGAAGATAGGCGCATACTGTGATTGACTTTCCAGATTGTCTACAAGCGAGAACAATATTAAACCTGTTATCAGTAAACTGGTCAATAAGATTTTTTTGATATTCATATAATTCAAATGGAACTAACCCCTCATCTAGTGAAATAATTTTAATGTATTTAGATATGAAATAAGATGGGTCACGAGTACATCTTAAATACTCTTGAACCTTATCATCATCCCATTCCTCAGTAACACCTTGTCTTTTGACATTAATATTACCAAGATATCCTTCATTCTTTGGTTTTGGCATTCTCTTTTTTCAATAGTTTCTGCAATTCAGCAGTAGAACCTATGAACAACTGATTAGTTGTATTTCCTTTAGGTTTTTCATCTTGTAAATCATCCATCATCTTTTGGATTTGTAATAGTTTTTCTGATGTCTCTGATACTGTTTTAATTAACTGCCCTGCAACCTCGTAGGTTCTCGGATGTTCACTTTCTTTTGCAAGGTCTAGGATACCCTCAATTGCATCCTGTCCTCTCTCTACGAGTCCATACAGTGTGTTTCTGGTGTATTTGTAGTCTATCTGTTGTTCTTTATCTCTTTCTGCAAAACGACCACCCTCATCTCTAGGTACAATTTGCCTATTAGTCTCTTTGACTACTTCTTCTGCTTCGTGGTTAATGTCTAGAAGTTCATCTAGTTTTTCATCTATAGATTGTTTCATAATTAAATATTAGACTTGTCTGTATTGTAATCGAAGTCATTTCCATCAAAAAAGTTTATTGTTTCAGTTATATTTAGTGGTGCTGTTTCTGGACTTGCATTTGTAGGATTCGGCACCATCTTAACTTCACTAGACCTTCCAGCAGTTGTATCTACTAGACCATCATCTGATATGTAAGTTCTTGCACGAACATCTCTAATAATTTCAGAGGATGATATTGAACCATACAGATATGTTTTCATTTCAAAGTTTAAATTCCATGTAATAACTCTACGAGCTTGAAAGTCACCCTCATATTCATCTGTATAAGATACATCTTGTAATACAATAGGTACATCTCTTTTTTCGTTAGTGCCTGGCACTGTGGTCATTGTAACTGTAAAGTCTGGTGTAAAGAATGGTAGTATCTGTTCTACAATCTGTAATGCATCCTCAGTGTTCTTTGCTAGAACATATAAACCAAAGTTTATGTTATATGGAACTGGTGCAAATTGTGTTCTTAAAACTGTATTATCAGATGCATCATGTAGTTTATATTGTTTTAATTTACCAAGTTTTCTTTCTGCATCGTATGTAAGACCTGTAATATCGAATGCAATTCTAGGTAAAGTCATTGCAACCCTTGAACTATTATTGTCCATGATATCACCTGCTTGGTCTAATCTTGCAATAAACTTTTGTTTAGGCCCATAGGATAATGGAACTCTTACATTCTGTGCTGTAGTTCCATCTTTATTATCTCTCTGAATGTCAATCTCATTGAACATAGTACCAAAGACTGATACTGCCCTTTTGATTGCTTCATGATAGAAATGTGTTTTACCTAACATCCTTGATTCCTTCTACATAGTTTTCTGCAGCACATTCTGCATATGATTCACTTTTACCTTTGTATACTTCATCTTTAGACCAAACTTTATTTTCCCAAAATCTACAACCCCAGTTATCATTAGAGTCTTTCCAAACTTCTGCTTTTCTGTTGTCTCTCTGATATGTGTGATATTGTTTCTCAAAAGATTTCATACCCATACCTTCTTTGATGAACTCTTTGTTCTTTTCTCTTATTCTGTTTAACTCATTCATTTTAAATATTTATAGTGTTCCAAATGGATTACTTTCTGTGAAGTCTACTATGTTGTCTCCAGCAGTTTCAAAGTCTTTATTATCTGCAAGTGGGTCATTAGGCATTGCATACATGTCTGGTGCAACTGTCACGGCTCTATTTGCATTACTTGTTGCACCAACTATATTACCAGCATTTGCATTTGATGAT